CAACAGAACTAAATATAATAGATGGTGGTACTTCTGCTACATCAACTACAGTGGCAGATGCAGACCGTGTTGTTATGAATGATAATGGCACTATGGTTCAAGTAGCTGTAACAGACCTTGCTGCATATTTTGACGATGAAATAACTGCAATGCCTAACCTTGTAACTACAGGAGCATTAAATTCAGGTAGTATTACATCTGGGTTTGGTACTATTGATACAGGCTCTTCTGCTATTACTACTACAGGTCTTATTTCTGGTGGTTCATTAGACATTGACAACGTACTTATTAATGGTACAACTATTGGTCACACAGATGATACAGACCTTATTACATTAGCTGATGGTGCATTAACTGTAGCAGGAACACTAGCCGCAACAACAGGAACTTTTAGTGGTGTATTAAAAACTGATGATGCAACAGAAGCTACTAGTACAACAGATGGCTCTTTACAAACAGACGGTGGCTTATCTGTTGTAAAAGATGCTGTATTTGGTGACGATGTAAAATTATTATCTGATGCATCTGTAATATCTTTTGGTGCAAATAGTGAAGTTACCTTAACGCATGTTCACGATGCTGGACTAGCATTAAAACATACTGCTACTGCAGATGACAAGCCTATTGTTCTTACCTTGCAAACAGGTGAGACTGACATGGCAGCTAATGATGTTATTGGTAAACTTGCTTTCCAAGCACCAGATGAAGGTACAGGAACAGACGCTATACTTGTAGCTGCTGCTGTACAAGCTGTTGCTGAAGGTGACTTTAGTTCTTCTAATAATGCTACACGTTTAGAGTTTCACACAGGTGCAAGTGAAGCTGCTGCAGTAAAAATGACATTAAACTCTACTGGTTCTGTTAAACCAGTAACATACCAAGAAACTTATGCATCTATTAGTGCTGCAAGTACAGTTGATTGTGATCTATTGACAGCTAATCATTTTGCTGTTACACTGGATCAAAACACTACGTTTACATTTAGTAATCCACCTGCTAGTGGCACTTCATTTGCATTTACTCTTATAGTAACTCAACATAGTACTGCTGTTACATTAACTTGGCCTAATACAGTTGATTGGGCTGGTGGTAGCGCACCTGACGCTGCAGGTAATAATGAAGTACAAGCGTATGGATTTATAACTAGAGATGGTGGAACAACTTACTATGGTTTCTTAGGAGGAACAGCTATTGGCTAGTCACGGTAGTTCATTTCAAAAAACATTTATGGGTGCTTCTAGCGCTGTCGCACAGGATCTTGACTATCTTGTGGTCGCTGGCGGCGGTGGCGGCGGTGGCGGGTATTATGGCGCCGGCGGTGGTGCTGGTGGTATGCTCACTGGAACGCTAACGGCATTCTCAGGTTCCATAACTGTCACGGTCGGCGGCGGCGGCGCTGGAGGACATCATTATTCTAATTCATCACCATATCAGGGAGGTGATGGAACAAATTCATCACTATCAGGTGGGGCTTCTCTTGAGCCAACAGGCGGTGGCGGTGGCGGCGGTTTTGCAACTGGGCATCAAGACGGCAGGGACGGTGGTAGCGGTGGCGGCGCTGGTTATGTGGCTAATGCTACTGTTGGTTCTGGGATTTCTGGTCAGGGAAATGACGGCGGTACTAGCAACGGCAGCGCATCTGGAGGTGGTGGCGGCGCGGGTCAGGTGGGGGGTAATGCCTCAGCATCTGTAGGCGGTGATGGCGGTGATGGCTCGCAGTCTTCAATCTCTGGAACCGCGACATATTATGCCGGTGGAGGTGGGGGTTCTGGATCTGGCACACCATCCAGCGGTGGTCAAGGCGGTGGCGGTGCTGGTTCTAATACCAGTCAACGTGACGGAAATTCCGGCACAGCAAATACTGGCGGCGGTGGTGGTGGTATGCGAAGTGGCTCTGGAGAGGTTGGCGGCTCTGGCGGCTCTGGTATTGTTATTTTTAGGTCACTTGCTCAAGCATCTTCAACAACTGGATCACCCACAGCAACTACAGATAGCAGTTATTACATTTATAAATTCACTGGCTCTGGGAGCATAACCTACTGATGTCTGTCTTTGATAATCAAATTGTCTTGCTGGCTGGTTTGCCTCGCACGGGTTCAACGCTTCTGACTAATATATTGGTGCAAAACCCAAACTTTCATGTTGAGGGGAACTCTGGCCTCTGTCAAATAATGTGGGATGCAAAAGTTTCTTGCGAGGTCAGCGCCCTTGAGCAACTTGTCGCGTCTGGCAGAAAAGATAAAATACAGAGCGATGTTATCGGCAATATTGTGTCAAGTTACTACAATGAAGTTAAAGGCAAGACTATAATTGATAAGTGTAGGCCGTGGGTTAGCCAGCCAAACATTGAAATGGCGCGGAGCTATATCTCACACGATGTGAAGGCAATAGTTATGCTGCGCCCCGTTGATGAAATCGTTGCGTCTTATGCTAGGGTGCATTTTGCAAAGGGGGGGAATGAGGGCATTTATGACTGGCTTCTCGCTGATGACAATCATGTTCTTATGAACTCATACCATTCAGTCATGTACGCTATAGAAAGCGGAGCGAAAAATCATTTTTTCCTTACCTATGATGAACTCACAAGTCAGACGCAAAAATTCACGCGCAGACTGTATGATTTTATTGGGCAAGATTATTTTGTGCATAACATTAGAAAGATTGAGCAAGTTATCACGGAGAACGATGAGGATAACAACATGGTTGGGATGCACACAATACGTCCAAAATTATGTCAGGTAAAAAATAAAGTTCAGCTTCCTTCGCGTATAAAAGAAAAATGCGACATTTTAACTGATGCGTTGTTTGGAACTCTTAGTAGCTTTCGGGAGGCGATTTAATGGCGCACTTTGCGGAATTGGACGAAAACAACACCGTCTTGAGAGTTGTTGTTGTTAGTAACACTGAGCTAATTGACGATAACGGTGATGAACAGGAGTTGCTGGGAATTTCATTCTGTCAGAATTTGTTTGGCGGGATATGGAAGCAAACAAGCTACACTGGGTCAGCGCAAGGAAGATACGCTGCGGTCGGCGGAGTTTACGATCCCATTTTAGGTGAATTTTTGCCACCTAGTTAATAAGTAGTTTACCGCAATCTGCGAGCAGAAAGGATATACAATGTTCGTCAAAGTCACAAACGGTCAAGTTGATAGATTCCCTTATACAATAGGAGATTTGCGCCGTGAAAATCCTACAACAAGTTTTCCTAAACAGTTGTCTAATGCGATCCTTTCAGAGCATAACATTCATTCTGTGACTATAAGCGAAAGACCAACCTTTGACGGTAGAACTCAGAGGTTGACGCAGAATGAAATTCCGCAAAGCACTGATAGCGGGTGGGTTATTGGCTGGACTATTGTTGATAAAACTTCAGACCAAATTCAGGAATATGATGACAAGATTGCTAAGTCTGTTCGCAACCACCGCAACACGCTGCTGGCTGAAACAGATTACTTTGCGCTTACTGATGTCACGATGGATGCCGCTATGACAACTTATCGTCAGGCGCTGCGCGATATCACGGCGCATGATAACTGGCCTAACTTAGAGTCAGGTGACTGGCCTACGAAGCCTTAATGTAATGGATATTAACTGGACAGTAGTAACAATAGTTGGTGCTTTATTGGCTCAAGGTGCAGCTATTGTCTGGTCAGTATCCAGCATGGTGTCAGACATTAAGTACAACAAGTCTACCATATCAGAAGTACGTACAAACAATGCTAGACTAGCCAATGATATTCATGAAAATGACATAATGATAGCACGTATTGATGCCAATGTAGAAGCAATCAAGGAAGCATTAAATGTGGTTACGACTAATCACGCAAAGAGATAGTTAAATGATTGACCCCGTTACAGCTTTTGCTGCAGCTAATGCAGCCTTCAAAGGGGTCAAGATGCTAGTAGGTGCTGGTAGAGAGATACAGGATGTATCACAGCAACTAGGTAAGTGGTACGGTGCAGTAGCTGATATTACTAGGGCTGAGTCACAACGTAAGAAACCTACATGGTTAGATAAAGCTACACAAGGCTCTGAGAATATAGAGCAACAGGCAATGGACATTATCGTTCGTAAAAAGACATTGCTTGAGAAAGAAAAAGAAATAAAGTTTATGTTAGACTACAGGTTTGGTCTTGGTACATACGATGAAATGTTAGGGATGCGTAGGCAAATACGTAAAGAACGAGAAGAGACTATATATAAAGCTATGGAAACTAAAAGACAGATACAGAATAACTTAGCTATATGTACCCTATCGTTTCTAATCATTAGTGTATTAGGTGGGGGTATATATCTGATAGCACTAGGAATTGGTTAATGATTAATCTTGTTGTGTTACCCCTTGTATTAGCAGGGCTGTTAAGTAGACCTGAGTTTGTACAATGTCACTTAGCAAAAAGAGTTAAGATACAAAAAGAAATGGTTTGCATTTACCGTGGACCTAATGGTACAATAGGATATCACTACCCTATGTTTAAATTTAGTGAATGCCCTAACACATATATGTGCAGGTACACGCCTAACGCTAAGAAAAAAGTTAGTGTGCAAGACATACTAGACGGATTAAAAGAAGGTTTTGAATAATGGGTATGAAAAAAGAACACCAAGAATTGGTAGATAAGTATACTTTGGGTAATCCAAGGTTAAAGGCCCGTATTGAAGCAAGGGTTGCTAATCTTATGAAGTCTAAAGGTTTGTATCAAGGTGGTGTTATCAATGCTAATACAGGAGGTAGTGTTGGTGGTGGTACAGATGAAGAAAGCATTTACAATCCTTTTGGCGATGATGGTTCAGCTCAAGGTGCAGTAGATGCACAAAAAGAATATGACGACTATTTTAATTCTCTTAACTTAGTTGATTCAGGTATGCTTGTGGACGAAAACTCTGAACAAAAAGTAAAGGATGCTTTTGGTGTAGGTAATCCTTTGTATTTAACACCCCCCGTAATAGGGGGTAATATTTTAGATAACTTAATAGATTTAAGAAAAAATGCTACCACTGCTAAAAGTAATGTAACTGAGTTAAGCACAATAAATCAAACACAAAAAGATTTAACGGATACTAGATCAGCAATACAAAATTTTGGGGAGGTTAAATATCCACCTGCTGAAGGTGAAGAAGATACAAGAACAGATGAAGAAATTGCTACCTTTAAATCTTTTCAAGACCTTCAAAAAAAAGAAACAGATCTGGTAGGTAAACTTGGAGTAGACGCACAAAATCTAGCTACATCTGGTGTACCTAGTGGTACTGAAGTTAGTGCAGCAATGGCTAGCGATCCAATGTCGTTCGTACCCGAACAAACTGTTGTTAAACTTGGGGATCAAAGTGCTGATGATTTAGAAAGTCAAACTGTAGACTCTGGTTTAGCTAAGTCAACTGACCTTAATATAACAAAACTTATAACAGATTCGGGAGTAGCAGGTGTATCTTGGAACGCAGCTAAAAAGAAATTTGTCACGTCTGAAAAAGAATACACTCCTGCTGAACTTGCGTCTGAAGCAGGGCTGGATCTTAATAAATATTATTCAGAAACTGATGCAGGTACTAGCAAAGCAATTAAAAGTAATGCAGTTGAAGTTCCCGGTGGAGAACCTTTAACCCCAGAACAGTATGCAAATATAGCACTTAATCTTTCACAAGGCATGGACGATTTAGGTAATCAAATACAAGAAGGTGCTGAGTATGATCCTCGCTTTGATGCTGATGGCGATGGTGTGATTACGGTTGAGGATTCAGCAGCAATTTTAAATGGTTCGTTTACAGTAAAACCTTTACCTAAAGATGGGGTAGCAAAGTACAAAGCTGTAACTACTGCAACTAGTGTTGATACTAAACTAGCAGGACTATCTGCACCAATAGGTCCAAGAAAACCAAAGCTTGATGCTGAAGGTAATCCAGTATTGGATGCTGAAGGTAATCCAGTTATGGAAAGCAGTTTTGGACCAAGCAAATCAATTACAGCAGCAATAGGTCCAAGAAAACCAAAGCTTGATGCTGAAGGTAATCCAGTATTGGATGCTGAAGGTAATCCAGTTATGGAATTAACTACAGCGGTTGCAGGGCTTGATGCTGCAAAAATAACTGCTATTACAACTGTTGCTAAAACAGCGGATATGGTTTTAACTGAAGCAGACAAAATGAAAGCAGCTAAACTTGCTGATGTGCTGCCCCCAATAAGACAACTTAATGAAAAAGGTGAGCCAGTTTTAGATGCAAATGGTAAACCAATTATGGTTCCAAACTATCCAAAAGCTATTGAGGTAGTAACAAACAAAACTTTTAATATTGAAGCTGCCTCATTTAAAACCCCAACCCCAGAAGCAACAGCCGCTACTGATTATGATCTTGATGAATCAAAGTATGCAACAAGAACCGTTGATGCACAAAAAGAATTAGCCACGGCTCAAGGTTTAGGATTATCCCCAGAACAGTCAAAAGAAGTGGTAAGTAATCATACAAGTGATCTGGAAGCAGCTAAAGGTAAAGTAGAAGATGGAGAAACTATTGACCCTGAAGATACTTACAGCTTATCCGTACCAGAAACTTCAAGTATTACTCTACCTGAAACACCAGACCCAGCAATAGATAAAGATTTTCCTGATGCAAAAGGAGCTGAGACAGACTATCAAAGTAATATAGAAGGTGCTAAAGGCAAAGTAGGAGAAGAGGAACTTATTAATGCCGACAACATAGGTGTTAATAAAGAGCTTGTAAATAGTGCTGTATATACCACTGCTAAAATTATGGAAGAACTTAATGATAATGCAGTTTTACGTGCGCCAACTCTTGAGCAAATAACCTTACAAGAGTCTATACAAGGGGTAGTTAAACCTAGTTCTACTGTTAGAGGACAGATGAATATCATCATGCAAGAGTTTAATGATGGTACACCGGCATGGGCAGCATCAGCAATGAGAGCTACAGCAGCACTTATGGCTTCAAGAGGTATGGGCGCATCCTCAATGGCAGCATCAGCTATGCTTCAAGCTTCATTAGAGTCTGCATTACCCATTGCTGAAAGGGATGCTAGAATTTTTAGCGAAATGGATATGTCTAACTTGACAGATGCTAGAGCTGTAGCTTTATCTAATGCTGCTGCGTTGCAAGGCCTTGAGTTACAAAACCTTTCCAATCAAAATAAAGCAGCTATACAAAATTCTACTAATGCATTCTCACTTCAAAGCGACAACTTAAGTAATATGAATGAGGTTGTTCTTGCAAATTTTACTGTTAAAGCTGCACTACAAAATAAATCTTTAGATTTAAATGCTCAAGTTGCTATAACAAATGCTTCAACATATGCTGATATGAAAGAGTTAAATTTAAGCAATGAGCAACAATCATTACTTCAACAGTCTGCTGAAAATTTACAGATTGAACTATCGGAATTAAATAATGATCAACAATCTGCTATAGCATCTCTACAAGTTAAAGCAGCAATGATGGGTCAGAACCTTACTAATGAACAACAAATGGCTGTGCTTGAAGCTACTAATGCTTATAGTGCAGCAGAGTTTGATGCTTCAGCTAAAAATAAAGCATTTCTGCAAGACGCTATATCAAGATCTGCCCTTGAAGGTAAGTCAATGGATATAAGACAGCAGACTGCTTTGTTTAATGCTGCCAGAATTGCTGAGGTCAATGATACAAATCTTACATATGAACAACAAGTTAATCTACAAAAAAGTACTGAAGCTCTTAATATTGAAATAGAAAATTTAAACAGTAGAGAAGCTACAGCTCTAGCTAACGCACAACTGAGAGCCGCACTTCAAGGTAAGGTTTTAGATAATAAACAACAAGTAGAGATACTTAATACTGAACGTTATGCTTCTGCAAATGATATTACCCTGACAAATAAACAACAAGCTTTTGTCCAAGAGTACGCTGCCCGTACTGCTATGGAAGGTAAAGTCATAGATAACAAACAACAAACAGAAATATTTAATGTTGCTAATGAATTGCAGGAACGTGGCATTACTCTTGAAACTGAGCAATCTACCTTAATTTATAACATGACTAATAATTTAACGGTAGAAACTACTAACCTTTCTAGTAGGGTACAGGCATCATTAGCTAATGCTCAGATTGAAGCTGCATTAGTGGGTCAAGAACTTAGTAACGCCCAACAAGAAGCAGTTATTAATTCTGAAAGAATTGCTGAGGTTGCTAATCTTAACTTTGCTAAAGAACAATCAGAAGCAATGCAAGACTCTAAACTTGCACAAACAGCAAATCTTGCAAACTTAAGTAACGAGCAAGCATTAATTATGGCTGAAGCTGCTCAACTTTCTTCTTTAGAAACAACCGAATTAAATAATAGGCAACAAGCTGAAGTTCAAAATGCAAATAATTTTTTACAATTAGACTTAGCTAACCTTGAGAATGAACAACAAATTGAGATATTCAAAGCTCAACAACAAGTAACTGCTTTGTTTACAGATGCTGCTGCAGAGAATGCTGCATTAAATTTTAATGCTGCGTCTGAAAATCAAACCAATCAATTCTTTGCTGACTTAGCATCTAATGCATCTAAGTTTAATTTAGAGCAACAAAACATAATTAAGTCCCTAGACTTAACTGAAGCAAATTCAAATCTAAAGTTTAATGCTTCTTTAAAAGCTGCAAGAGAACAGTATGAAACTTCTAATGCATTAATTATTGAACAGGCTAATAGTACATGGCGTCAAGAGATTGCTACTATAGACACAGCAGAACAGAATGATGCTAATGCTACTGCAGTATCAATAGCTGTTGGTATTACCAGTGCTGTAATAGATCAGATTTGGCAAAAAGAACGTGATGATATGGACTATGCTTTTACAGCTAGTGAGAGTGGACTAGACAGGATTACACAGATATTGGTTGCAAAACTTCAAGGTCAAGCTGAACTGGATGCAATAAACCTTGCACAGGATTTAAAAGATGATGCTTCTCTTGGTCAGGCCCTTTTTGATTGGGCAACAGGAAGATAAAAATTTACAATAAAGTAAAGAGGTCGTAAATGAGCTTATATAACAAGAAAGAAATTCTAAGAGCGAGAAAAAGATTAGGGCAAGTTGGTTTTCAAAATCAACGTGTTCTTGAATCCAAGGCTCTTATGGAAAGAAGTGTTGCTGTTAATATGGCAAGAGGCAAAAAACGTTTAGAATATATTAGGGCAGAAGCAGCCTATGAACCTGCTGAAAAAATAAAAGAATGGCAACAAGCTAACTACGAAGTAAGTAAATCTTTTAAGGATTCAGTAGCTAATGAGTATAAGGTTGCTAGTTCTACACAAGATGATATGTTAAAAGGTTTTTCAGTACCAACAGTTGATCCAGATTCTACATCAACATCTCTAGTAAATCTTGTTGCAGGTTTTGAAGGTTTTAGTGAGACTCCTTATGATGATTATAAACAACAATCTATAGGTCATGGTAGTAAAGCTAGTGGCAAAGATCAAGTAGTTACTGAAGAACAAGCTAAAATAATGCTGTCAAAAGATTTAAGTTCTGCTAAAAAATCTGTTATAGATTTACAAGATAAGTACGGGTATAAATTTACAAAAAATCAAATAGACGCTCTAACAAGTTTTACTCAGAATTTAGGAAGAAGTAGGTTAAATCAGTTAATGGATGGTGGTAAAAGAAATAAACAAGAGATTGCTAAAATGATGTTAGAGTATAATAAAGCTGGTGGTAAAAAACTAGACGGGCTTGTTGCTAGAAGGTTAGCAGAGCAAAAACTTTTTAAGGGTGAATAAAATGAGAATACTTAGTGGTCCTATTCCCGGCCAATCTTTAACTAAAAAACCCGGTAATTATCCTTGGGATAAACCCAGTAAATTTAATAACGTAGATGAAATAATTGAACTTCACTTAGACGATCTTTCAGAGGAAGATTCAATAGACAACCTATTGCTTATTCTTGAAAGGGGTTTACCTTTAAATGTTTTAGTTGAAACTTATTTAACCTCTAAAGTTTCAGAAGGTATGCATAGTATAGATGTTAGTATACTTGTTGCACCAGTGCTTCATGAGTTTCTTTATAACTTAGCAAAAGATTCGGGGATAGACTTTAAAGAATTTCCTGATGAAAAAGTTATAGGTACAAAAGAAAAAGCGTTGTCTCTTTTAAAAGCAGAATTAAAAAGTACACCTGAAGAAGAACAAGACTCTGGCTTTGAACTTTTAGAAGGTATGGCAACAACTTTAAAAGATCAAGTTGAAGAAAGCCCAGCTAAACAAGAAGAAGAAACAAAACCCTCAAAAGGTTTAATGAGTAGGAGTACTTAAGATGGGATTTAAAGCTGTCCTCGGAGGCGCTGCAAGACGTTACAGTGAAAATTTAGATGAAAAAAGAGCTTTTATGCAAGACAGAGTTTCAAAGAATAGAGAGTATCTTTTAACTGCTGGCTTATCTAAATTTGAAGAAATTAAAAATTTGAAAGACTCTAGTAAGGCTCGCATTGCTGAAGGAATAAAGTTAGGGTTTACTCAACAAGCAGCACGAGCGCTTGAGTTTCAAGGTGGTTTAGAAACTCAAATAATTAAACTTAAAAAAATTGCTGAATCCAAAGGTGGTGCTGTAAATAGAGAGGCACTTGAAAATGTAAGTGAACTTATTTGGAACTCTATTCCAGATGAAGAAGGCAGAGAAAAAATATTAAATTATTTTACTGACAATGGTGTGCCTAGTAATGTAGATGATCTTCAAGATCAATTTATTAGAGCCATTACAAATGCTCAAAGAGATGATGCAGACTTTTTATCTGCAAGAGAAATACTAAGTCGTGCAAGGGAAAGAGGAAGACCAGATGTAACTGTAACTGTTCCGCCTGTGCAAAACTATCAAGCCCTTACAGGTGATTTTGGTCTTCAAACAGAATCAAAATTGCAAAGAAATATTGCGGCTAGGTTATCAGGCATTGCAGGTGCAACTTTTTCTTTTAAATCTGAGAATGACCCGCAGCCTCAGATAGTGGGTGAAAATGCACAACAAGTTAGGATAGCAATTGATAATTTAATAAGGGGTTATAAAAATTCTTATAATAGAAATGAAAACGCTTTAAATTTTCTAGACACTGAAATTTTAAGACTTAAAGAATTTTTACTTTCTGGACAACCTACATCAGATGTATGGACCGCATGGAATAAGGCAAACCCATAATGGAAGAAATAACTACTAGCAAAATTAAAGATTTAGATTATTATATAACCCCTGCTGATAAATTTAAAGATTTAACAGAAGATGAAGATTTTCAATCAGACTTAAAGTCTTTCTTTCAGGGTGGAAGATACAATCTGTCTGATGCTGAAATAGCTGAAGCAGGTAGAGAAGGTATGCGAGATAAATTTATTGAGCATATGAGGTTTCAATCTTGGAATGATTTTACAGCAGTAAAAGATTTAAATTATGTTAAGAATCCCAAGTATAATCCTGATGGTAAAGAATCTTTTGGTAGACTTATTCAAGCTTGGGATACCTCTGAAGAAGCAGGTACAGGTATTCTTTCTGGCTTAGGTGATTTTACTGAGTCGTTAATTAAATCCCCCTCTACTTACCTTGGTTTTGGTAGTCTTGGTTTAGCGAAGGCAGGTGCAAAAGCAGCTACTAAAGGCACACAACTTTTAGTAAGAAATAGAATTGCTGATTATTTTAAAAAGAAAGCTGTATTAAAAGGTGCATTAGGTGGTGCAGCTATTGAGTCTAGTATAGCTGGGGTTCAAAGTTATGGTGCTGGGAAAACTAGAGAAAATCTTATAGAAGGTTATGAGTATACCCCTAAAGATACAGCTATAGACATGGGTATAGCAGGTACTCTAGGTCTTGTTACAGGTGGTGCTGGGGGATATTTATCAGGTAGAAAAACTAGAAATGTTGAAGAGCTTATAGCCAAACAACAAGCTACCAACAAAGCTAATCTTGAAGAAGTATCTAAAACAGCTAAAAAAACTTTTGAGTCGGTGGGTTCTCAAGAATTTAAATCAGCACTAGAAAGAACTTTAAAAATTCAAAACATTATTGCTGCAAAAAGGGGAGAGAAAGTTACACTAGATCCCTTGGATGCAGACAAGGTTGCTATGGGTCAGGCAATACTTAAAGGTATACCTGAAGGTCAGGCAGTGCCTGAGTTTAGTTCTGGTTTAAGTATAGATACACTTCGTTCTATAACAGCGGCAACACTGGATATTTCTAAAGAACTTAATGTTCCAGAGGGAACAAGAATTACTGCAGCTATTGCTGAAAGAATAAGAAGTGAAGGTATTGATGGCGGCTCTACATTTAAAGTGCTTGATGATATTAAGTCTAAGTACGGTCTTACCTCTGATCAACTATCTCTAATATACTTAGCTGATCTTTCTGATGCGGGTAGAACTTTGGCAGAAGCTTCAATTGTTAAAAGAAGCACACAACAAGCAAGTAAAAAATCTTTGGATGACCTTGCATTTAAAAAAACAAATGTCCTTAATGATTTAAAAACATTAACCTCAGCCTCACTAAGCACTATTGATGATAAACGTGCTGCAGATATTGTGGAAGAAGCAATAAGTAATACCGTAGGCTCTGGTATTGACTTAGGAAAGGGTATCTATCGTAGTGTGCAAATACTAGATCAAATGCGTATTGCATTTATGACTTCTCAGGTTGCTACAACTGCAAGAAATGTTACCTCAACAGGTTTGCTTGGTGTTGTAGAGGGTATGGACGAGTTTAACAGAGCTTTATTAGGTGCTATAACATTAAAAAGAAACGACCTAATTAATATTAAACCTAGAGAAACTGGTGAACTAGGTGTTAATATTCCTTTTACTGATAAACGTCTTAGCTCAAACATGGTAAGTAATATGACTGCTACTCTAAGAGGCATGTCTTTAGACAGCGCCACTAGTGATGTGGTTAAAGGTATGATGGAATTAGAAATGCCTGATGCTTATATGCGCACTTTTCATGACACCATGCGGATAGAGCTAGGCACTAAGAGTATGAATCCTCTAGCTAAAGCTGGTAGATTTGTAAACATATTAAACACTGCTACTGATACTGTATTTAAACAGGGGGCATTTTTTAGTAGTATTGATAAACAATTACGCACTATAAATAACCCTGAACTAGGTTTAAATGTAAAAGATTTTATTGTTAAGAACGGTAATCTTCAAAAACTAGATGGCTTTGTATTAGAGAAAGCTCTTGATGATGCTAAGAGATTTACTATGCAGAGGGATTACTACAACGACACATCTTTGTTTGGTAAAGGTGCTAAACTTGCAATAAAAGCAAATGAAATAGCTCCTTTTGTAGTATCTAGTGCCATGGGTATTCCTTTTCCAAGGTACATTGCTAACCATATAGAAATGCAAGCAGACTATATGCCTTTTGTGGGTCCAATTATTGACGGATTAAACCGTATGGGTAGAAAAAAAGCTAAAGGAGAAATTACATTTTTTGGTGATGCATATAAATCAACTGAAGATAGGTATGTAAGGTCTGCTACAGGTGCGATGTTAATAGCAATGGGTTACGAGTTAGCTAAATCTAAAGAGGGTGAAGTAGATTACGCTTCTCTTGAGGATAAGATAGGTGCTGACGTAGATATAGGGAACTCTGTAGGTTTCTTACTAGCACCTATGTATATAGGTGATCTTATCTATCGTAAACAAATGGGGCTACCTGAAGGAGATAAGCTCTCAGACCTAGGCAGCGTTATGGGTGGTCTAAACGATATGGGATTTGATTTATCCATGTTTTCTGCAATAGCTAATAAAATGTCCGTTGAAATTAGTGGTGAAGGTAGTACACCTAAAATAGAAGAAGACATTGATAAAGAATTAGGAAGAGTTATTTCTGTTTTAGGTTATCCTCTTACTATTATTAGAGATACAGTGGGTCAATTTGACTACGATGCAGCAGGTAGTGCATATAACAGAGATTTAGGTTATACCCCTCAAGGAGTAGATGAAGATAATACTCCTATAAGGTTAGATATAGATGCATCTGAATCTGCTAACAATATTTTTATGACTGAAGCACTAAAAGCTATGCCAGATTTAAGGTCTGTACAAAGGTCACAATCTATTAATGGTGAAACAGATATAAAAATCTACAGTATTTTAAACCCTATGCCCATAGGTAAAATTAACCCGTTGAAAAGACAACTAACTGGTGTTGCTGCAGAACCTACTATGACTGAAATACAAAGAGAGTTTAATAAGTTTAAATTTGAAGAATATAAATATATATCAAGTAGAAGTATAGAGAACGCTGTGGTACACAGAAAGGTTACTGAAAGTCTTTCAGGAACTTTGAACGAAGGATTTTTAATGTGGAAAAAAGGTATTCGTCAAACAGGTAAAAACACACCACAAAAATTTCTTGGTCTTACTTACGATGAAGTATTAGAAAGAGCTGAAAAAAATCCAGAAGATTATCCTATGAAAGAAGCTTACAAAAGACAAGCAGAGATGCTTGATAGTTTTGTTAGACAATCAATAACTCAACAGTCTAAATTCTGGAATGATCTGTTTGATAAACTGCAACCTGTAGATAAAATAAATTATATTAAAAATGAATATCTTATTGATCTTAGTAAAGAAGGGGAAGATATTTATAATGAGGCTGCTAATAAAATCGGAGAGGGTATCTATGAAACAAGTGGTGCGTACTTAGCTGATGCAGAAAATCCTACTGAAGTTGCATCTCGTCAAATGATACTGATGCAAAAAGTAGAAGAACTATCTGGTAATAGAGTAGATACTGTGACAGGAAATGAAGCTGTTCGTTATGAACAAATCACAGGTAAACGACCTACAATTTCTATTAACCCCTAGTTATCATCTAACATAAAGTCTGCCCATTCATATGCTGAACGCTTTACCTCGGACATATTTAAAGACCCCTTACTACCTGATAGTAATCCAGCAAGAGCTTGTCCTGCTAGATACCTTCGGGCAGTGAGGGGTTTTATCATGTCTGGATTACGCTTCTTGCGTGTGTACTTCTTAGCTTCCTGCTCTAGCTTGTTCATCCTGTTTTACTTTTTTTAAGTTCTTGAAATATTCAGTGTTAAAACCAAACTCCCAATCTTTGTTAGGGCGTGTGTCTTTCTTATAAGGGTTGCCTAACTTACCCTTAATGAAAGCTTCTCTGCCCTGATCGTATGGCTTCACTTATGAATCTCCCTCATAGTTTCTCTCATTCTTTGCATATACCAATCAGCCTTATCCATATCTTCAACAGGTTTGTTCTTGTACCTGTGACGATGTTGATACTTGATCATATTACCGTGACAATATGCAATGAAACCTTCAACGCCTAACACCTGCTTGATATAGTCAATGCATTCTATCTCACCTATGTTATAATGTAAAGGCTTAGTTACAGGATTAAAAGATTTTTCTTCGGGGATAGTCCACTTAGTCAATACTTATACCCCTTTATCCACAGTAAAAGGAAAGGAAGTACATTTACTTATTGCCTTTGCATCTGGTGTTGGTCTTGAATTATATAACCTTAGCATATCAATCTCTCTCCATTGTTGGCAAGACTCTTCACTTATAAAGGCGGTGTTTGGAGAAAATACTATGAAAGTTTTCTCACTTGTTTTTGGTTCTATCATCATCATTACTACTGTATAAACCCATATCATATTACTTCTCCTTTTGTTTTTGTATATGATTTTCTAAATAATTTTTAGCTTTTGTTACTCTATCAATATTATCTTTAAAAGCACCAAGTCCTGTATTACAATTAAAACATAACCATGCTCTAAATGTTTCTGTCTCATGGCAGTGATCTAGTACCCAAGACTGTAACATTTTCTGTCCTGTTCTACTTACCTCTTTAATATTTCTATTACAGATAGGACAGCAATAGTTTTTGTCAGGATATGGATGCAAAGACTTGAGATGTTTGACAAGTCCTGATTGATTTCTAGCACAGGTTCTACACTTTCTTTTTATTTCTCCTGCCAACATTTGTTGAAAGTTATCAATAGGCTGAACTACACCACAGTTGTTACACTCTATGCCGCCCTCGTAAGGTTGGGGACTTAGTGCTTCAAACAACTCAAGTTGCATTAAGTAATATCAACCATCTCACATACATCACCACTACACGCCATTGTCTGCATCCCGCTAGTATTATCTTCTTGTTCATACCCTGCTAACTTTGTCCAGTCAATAGACAATGGTGATGCATCAATCATATTATAGTAATCTTCTTTGTCACACTCTTGGTATGGTGCTTGCTGATAGGTGTGTTCATTGTATGGCAAGAAGGATACACCTGACATTTCATCAAAGTGTTTATACACAAACGCCCCAACATCAAACCACTCGTCAGCTTTGACATTGATTGTAACACTAGGCTTATGCTCACACCAATGACGTTGATACATCAGCCACATCTCAAGCTGCTCTAATGCAGTCATGTCGGCAGTGCATGTAGCACCTTGTGGTGCTTGCATAGGAAAGCTGAACACAGTAGTAGCATCAGGCTTCATTACGTCAGGCTCATTGGGTATACCCTGATCCATCATAAACTTAGTCAATGGGTCTTTGTTATCTCCACGCACAGTACGGATATAATAGGGACTGTGACGAGCATGAATACCAGAAGATGAATCAACCAGTTGGGAAACTGTTCCGCTGGGCTTGACACAAGTAATAGCAGTGCTGTGATTGATATCAAGACGGTCAGCCCACTCAGCGTTAGTAGAAACAGCCACATTTTTAAGATACTCCAATGTTTCGGACAACCCTTTATTCTCTAAGGTCATCAGCTTATTGTCCATTATCCCTGTGAGTGACACACCGAGCAAACGTTCCGCTGATGTATTGGTGTGCCACACCTTTCGCAAATATGGGAAGTGAGTGTAGGTTGACTGAATGGTTCCAAGTATAGTTGCAATACGGGTTTTTCTTGCAAGATCTTCCAAACTGTCGTTAGCACGGATGACAACTTCCGTAAGATTACAAAACTGATTCGGCCTAAGTATGATTTCCGAACACGGATTTGTTCCGAACTCGTAACAAGACTCTCTCCTGCCATTCTTTTCAGCTTGTTTAACTGATGCTTCTCTGTTGAAGATACCTCTTTCACCACTACCACTCTCCATTAAGGCTGTCCACTCACGCATGAACGCCATGCTATCTGGTTTCTCTGTATAAGAGACAGAGTTATTAGCTAAAGCTCTATGACTTGCATTCTCCCACCAGTTACCAGACTTAGCGTGACGCATACGATCATCAGACAAATTGGATAAGCTGATCATAGCACTACGTCTAACACCACCTACTACCACTACCTCGCCTATCTTACACATAAGATCATGGCACTCAATACTAGAAAGCTTGCGCCCTTGTGCTTGTTTAAATATAGTAATAGCAAAGTTAAACAGATCAATCAATGGTGATGGACCTGATGCTCTACCACCGAATGTCTTTAGTCTAGCACCGGCTGGTCGGACTTTAGATATATCCCACTTAGGGATTTCACCTGCCCATAGGAGTGCCAAAACTTGTCTGAGTCCTTTCGCCCACCCTTCTTTACTGTCCTTGATAACGACAGTCGTATCGCTTTGGAAAAGGTCAGGAACATCTGGGAGATTAGTAATGAACTGACGCTCAACACTGAAACCAACCCCCGTCCCGCAAAGGAGGATGAACATAGCCTCATCAAAAGACTTAAGATCATCTACGGGTAGGTAGCTACAGTTATACATACAAGTATTGTCACGTGAAGAAGCTTTACCTGCTGTCATCATTGACCTCATGCTAGGCATTACCTCAAGGCCTAGTATAGCATCACGTATTTCGTCTGTTATAAATGGATCTTCACCATCAATTAAGGGGGATACAATATTGTTCATGTATCTTTCTACTGTCTCACCCCAAGTCTCACGACGACCTTTATCCTCAAGCCATCTAGCATATCTACTGGTGGCAATAAAGGTTTGATAGTCAGTAGGTAAGTAGTTACTTTTCATCTTTCGTTTCCCATAATAAATAATTCTTTTCTACCTTTTTCGCCTATGTGGGCTTCAAGTATAGTCTTAGCCCTTTCAAGCATAGCACAGGCAAAAAGTAAAGTCTCTTCTTTACTATCACACATAAGTATTTGTTGTTCAATAGGTTTCATTAATTGAGCAGCACGACTTGCAGTATCTCTATCGTTCATCTCCACTGCCTTTGATTGTACCTCTAGCTTCACGTCCGTCAAGCTTCATCATGTTCTGTGTAATAACAGAAGCAAGATTAAAATTGTAGTAGTTAGCTAGGGCAGTAGTATAAAATAACACATCACCTAGTTCACTTATGATAGACTCAGGAGAGACTTTTTTATTATCACGTATACGTTTTTTAATCTTACCTGCAACTTCTCCTGCTTCTTCACACAAACCAAGAACGTTTTCATTGAGCCTATCTTGTGGCTCAGTTACTATCTTTCTTTCTACCCACTCGCTGTAGCTTTGAAAAGCTTTCATTCCCTCTGCACTAATCATTAGTTTTATCCTTTTTTAAAGAAGTTTTTAATTTGTTTGAAAGTATTTCGGATACTACGTTAAGACTTGTTACTTGATAACTTAAATTAGAGGATAGTTTTTTATTGTAGAGTATCTCATTAAGAATTTTCTTTTGACTTTCAGAAAAATTTTCTGACTCATATTCTACATCGTCTAGTGTTACTTTAGTCACGTCTTGTTACCTCTATTTTTGCTATACTTAGATCGTCTATTTCATACAGAATATCCTGTATTAATTCTAGAACTACCCTAGAACTTTCTATATCATCCACCTCTAAATAATTACAAGATGGGTCTATTTTTATGTTTAAAATAATTTCATATTCCATGTCCTGAAACCCGTAGTTATACCACATAAATGAAATAAGTCAAGTTATGCTTTGCCATTACCCTCAGAAAATATTTCCAAAGGTTCAATACTTGTTTTAAAATGTTGTATCCATGCATCTGCATCTTCAAGATGCTCAAACCAGTAGTCAACATCTACTATTTTACCGTTAAGTTCTACCTTACAGACTAACATACAATTACAGTTATTAGGGTAGTCATCAGGGTCATCACTATCTTCTTTGGATATTGGACCTGACACTATATCCCAAATTTTTATTGACATAATTATTCTTTCTTCCAGTTACGTAGGAGTTCAGTATAGTGATCCATACCTATCATGACAACCCAAGGCTTTCTATCCGAGCGATAGAAAACTACAGGCTCTCCTTTGCCATGCTTAGATGCTTGTTCCATGTAACCATACACAGTTTTAAGGTCATTCTTTCTACGCTTGACCTCAATACTTATGGGTAGTTTCTTACGTGCAGCAGGAGATAACTGTATGTCTTCCCCTGTGTCACCCATAGTTGTGCTTTTAATATCATCAGGTTCAAACTCAGGGAAAGTTTTTAGTAACTTGTCTCTGACTTCTTGTTGACCTGTCCTACCTTTAGCTTTAGCTGCTCTGCTCAATAGGTGGCTCCCATATCTGGTCCACTTCTCTTCTCAACCAAAGTAATCTAGCGTTCTCAATGATGCGTTCAACGTCACCATCATATGCTTCTACACAGGCATCCCACAGAGATTGCTCAGTCTCACAATCATTTAGAATCTTACCTGCTTTAACGGGGCCACAACGGTGCAGCCCCTTTATGTTATCAGCTTTGTCACCTGTAAGTATTTGAGTATAGAAAAACTTTGTACCTTCAAATTCACTTACAGCACTGAGTTCTCTTCTAGTAAGATTATAATGAAAGCACGGTATCTGTAACATATCCTTATCAATAGATGCAACTACTGCATTCATCTCTAGTTTTGTTGCAGCTATAGCAATTAGATCATCAGCTTCTTCGCCTTTGCTTACAATAGCTTCATACTTATCAGTAAGGTAGTCACGTACATGCTTCAAGTGTACAGGTTTAGGGGCATCTTTACGGTTGCCCTTGTATTCAATTGTCTTAGCAATGTCAAAACGGTAGTTGCCTTTACCAGTAAGATACACTTGATAATCTGTATAGATAAACTCAGTATCCTCAATGACGGTATCAATCAAGGCATCAACCTTATCTTCTGCATCCTTTGCCTCAAGGTCATTTGAGGAAAACCCTGCACGGTATGCAATAATATCACCGTCAATAAGAATCATTAGAACATCACCGCATCTTCTTCTAGAGCAGGGGATTCAGTAGGTGGTGCAACTGATTGTATATCATCATTAGGTGCTTGATACTCAACGTGTTTTAGTACCTTAACCTTGTCCAAACGTGTACCTACAATGCTCTTCATCTTTGTATCATAGACTGATACAATAACTTCAACCAGTGAACCATTACCAATGCCACCTTCAGTGTCATAGTCCCACTCACTGTCATCAGCTTTGACAACTTGTGGTGGTCCATCAGCCCAAGCGTATCCTGTGTTGTACTTGCGCACAAGACGCACCATAGTACCCCTACCCTCTGGGTCTTCTTTGCCACGCTTCATAGACTTGGAAGCTTTAAGTAGTGCCATGTTCTTATCATCCATAATTAGATCAAGAGTACAAGCACCATCACAACTTACATATGCTTCTTCAAAGCCTAGCATGTCACGGTTCTGAGTAAACACCTTCGCCCACTCAGCAATACCAGTTAATTTTAATCTACGTGTAGCCATTTGGCCCTCCATTTATTAGTGAATATCACTATAGCGGAGACCATACTGCACATCTATTCCTAAGTCAACATTTAATTTAAGTTCTTCATTAAGTTTTTTTATAGCCCACAGTAATGCATCAGTGTGTGTCTGCTCGTCACCCTTCTTAACTAAGTTAATACTTTCATCATGGAATTGTCCAATGATGTTGCCTCTCTTAGTACGGTACATTGCAACCCACTTGTCAAAGCAGTAAGCTCCTGTACTTTGATTGATTGTAGAGAAGGCATCTTTCTCATAGCGTAGATTGTGCCAGAACTTACTCACTGGATTCTGTACCCACATCTCACCATCAATCTTTCTGATCTTCTGATCCTCAGCAAACTTTTTGACAGCCCAGTTACGCTCCCAATATGCATCAAGCAAAGATGATGCCTCACCTACAGACATGCCTGTCTCACGTGATAGCTTTGCTGCACCTACCCCATAGGTAGCTGAGTAGTTGACCACCTTGTAATTCTTACGCAAAGACTTAAGGCTAGACTCACCTGAGTTGTGCTTGTCTATCTGATCCTGAGTAACAGCACCAGCATGTTTAGCAAGGTCAAGGTGTGGATCAAAGCCTTCCTTAGACATTTCTTCTACGTAGTCAGGGTCATACGGCTTCATGTAGTGTCGCTTAGTGGTATCCTCAAGGGAAGTCATATCAGCACCACACAATGTGTAACCCTCTGGTGCAATCAAGCAACCACGTATCTCTCTACCCCAAGGCTTATCAACACCGGGCAGATTAACCAAAGGTTTTACATGCTTGAAGCGTAAGGTGTTAGTCAAACCCTTGACCCCAGCTTTAAGATAACCATTCTCCTGACACTGTATGAAACCATGAAGAATGCCTAGCCTATGTTGTATGACAGTTAGACCATCAAGTACATTCACTGCTGGGTTATCTTCAATGAGTAACTCTACAGACCTAGTAAGCTCACCGTTCTTACGGACTTGGGGTATCTTCTTCTCTTCCCCTGTCTCTTTGTTCTTATCAAACTTATAAGTGCAAGGCTCCCAGCCTAGACTAAAGAGCCAATCCTTAACCTGCTCAGGAGAGTTAGGGTTAGAATCCTCAACGCCCCTCACTACAGTTACATCACCCTCATAGTCTTTGGGTAATCCATGTTGTGACAATAGATTGTACCAACGCTGACCATGAGCAGACACAGAGCCATCCTTCTTGACGCACACCTTGGGCTTAGTCTTGACAGACATAACCTTACGCATAGGCATGACCTCACGTAGCTCCTTAACCTTGTGGTCTTGTTGCTCTTTTAGTTTCTCAATGCTGGACTCAGCAAGATCAACGTCAAGCTTCCACCCCACGTGTTCTGCAACATACGCACAGTTCATCTTGAACGACAGATAACCAAAGAACTTGTCAAGGTTTTTCTTATCCTTGTACACAAACAGAAAACGCTTTAGAAGATTACGCCATAGTTTCCAGTTGATCTTAACATCCTCTTCACAACGATGGATGTATACTTCTACTGGTTGCTCAGACCAATCAGTGATAACAGGTTTGGGTATCCCAAAGTCTTCACCGAATCCTTCAAGCCCATGCTTACCCCTGTCATAGTTCATCACCCATGACATAGGAAGGGTGTCAAACAGACGTGCTTTGATCTTGATACCAAGGATACGTTCAAGCACAGGTATATCATAACGTACAATGTTGTGACCTACTAAGCCCCTCTCATTCAGTACTAACTGTCTCATGTCTTCATAGTCAGTGATAGATTTATATTCATAACCATCTCTGGTGTAGGAAAGGCAGTGTATCTTTGAAGGGTTAAGACCGTCAGTCTCAATATCAAATACAATCATGCTGCCATATCACTCCTTTCAACATAAGACTCTTCACTTAGTATTGTAGTGTCAGGGTCATAATAAACTGACCCAGCGTTGCCTAACTTAGCAAAGGGTCTGTTCTTGTCAATGATAAAGTTGGTAGTGTTCTGCAAAACTTCGTCATCAGTCTCAACATCACGCTCAATCTTGATGCATATGATTGCTTCTTCCTCAAGAGAGGCGGCATACTTAGTGCGTCCATCATCATTAACCTGAGAGATAAAGATCACACCAATGTTCAGCTCCTTGGCAAGTTGTGCTGCACGTGAGCCTAGTGTGGTGAGTGTACTTGTAGCACCATCAACACCTGAGTTGGATAGGTATGCAAGACGTTGCACATGATCAATGAAGATGTACCCTGCACCATACACACTAGCTGCTAGACGTATGTATTGCAAAAGCTTTAGCGGATCATCATGTGACCTCATCTCAAAGACAATGGTGCGCTCACCTTTAGTGGCTGTCTTTGCTGCCTCTATCACTCTTTCCTCAGAGATATTATTCTCCCTAGCATCATCCTTGGTACGGACATTGCAACCTAACTCATAGGTAGCCATAGAACGGTAAGTTGTAGACTTCATCTCTTCCATGTGTAGTAGGGCAATGCGTACATCAGGTGTTTTTAATAAGCCTGTCTCAAAGTAACGTATCACCTCAGTCTTACCAGTACCACGTGGTGCTTTGATAAACGTGATGCCACCCTTAACTAGACCACGCAGCTTGTCATCAAGACCCACGTGACCAGTAGGCACATACTCATAGGGGTTCTCATTGCGTATAGCTGCCTCTACTTCCTCGTCAGAGCAGAAGAAGTTATCAGGTGAATACCTTTGTGGTTTAAGTGCAGCCCATTTAAGATCATCACTGTCACCGTTCATCAGGAAGTCATTAGCATCCTTGTGCTTGGACATAGGGACGTACCAAAACTTATCAGCTAATGCTTCATACAGTTTGTCTGCTGCACGTCTACCTGCATCGTCAAGCTCACCTGCATATACAACTTCCTTGAAGGAGTTGAGGTAGGTGTGGTTAGCCTTGATAAACTTCTCGCCTATTGAGGCGCTGGGCAAGGACTTTACTGGATATTTCTCACCTAGTATTTGATACAAAGATGCTGCATCAAACTCTCCCTCAGTGATATATATGCGTGTGGATGATCCTGTGTTAAAATCTGGGCCAAACAAATGGTTCATGCCCATGCCTCTGTCTTTCATCCAAGACTTAGACTTGTCGTTGTAGTCACGGTACTTGACCGTATGCGGGTACTTGTAAGCATATCTTACAGGTTTATTGTCTTCACCTAGTTGAACTTGAATACCATATACCTGACAGATATCAGGTTTCAATCCTCTTATGTCGTTAAAGGTGCTACTCTTAACGGGTATGTCCATAATACTTATCCTCTGTTTCAAAGGGTATGTACCAGCAACCCAATCAAATGTCAACATACTCTTCTTAGATGGGTAGGACTCACCACAGCTATGACAGAAACCATAACCGTCATCATTCCAGTTGAATGCATCGGATGAACCACAGTCCTCAAAGGGACAAGCTAGGTGTGGGTTATCACCCATCAACTAAAGCCCCCCATGATATAGGAAATAAATCTCTCATGCCCTGAGACACACACTGTGCTGCCTGTGAAGTTTCAAATTGCGTATCCTCTTTGCATCTTAGATTGCACATATCAGCAAAGGCATCAAGACTACCTGACCAATACCATTCAGTGATTGTGTTCTGTGGTAGTACTATACGTGCTTGTTCCTCACACACCCCATCAGAGAGTAAGTTTTGATACAGTATTAAGCACTGAGCAACATGCCTAGTCACATTTTGTATAGACATATTGCCTACAGCATCCTCTACTCTACCACCTGATCCTTGCTTCTTATCATCAGATGATTGACGATAATGATCAGGATAGTAGAACTCAGGGTCAGTCTTAACATACCTACGACTAATCTCATTCCACCGTAGGAACTTGTGCTTGACTAACTGTCTAGCCACAAAGATAGGCGCCTTAACATGGAAGGATGCAAAGGCATGACCGAATGGTGACATATGCTTATGCTTGGCTAAGTACTTGATCAACCTCTTGTCTGTATCATGTAGGATAGGTGTCATACGGTCCCCTTCAACACCACTCCAACCTAATTCCTTACTATTTTTACCGAAGGATACACGTGCTGCATTAACTACAGACAAGTCACTACCCATGTGGTCTATGTATGTTACTTCAATCATCAGTCATGCTCTCCGTTGTTACGTCTACCATTATATCCGTCAATTCTCCTAGCGAAATCAGACAACATCTTTGGGTTTCTGTTAGCAGTATCAAACGTACCAACGGTGATAGCTATTGCAGCTAATAGTAACACGTGAGCTATTGCTGTTAGACCAAACACAACATAGCTACCCAAGAAGATACTAAACACAATGCACCACATCCATGCTAGTATCTGCAGGATTAAGTGACGAGCATTATTGTCATGTATATTCTTTAATGGACTTCTATCTGAGTCCATGATCAGTGTCCACGTTTCGTATATGTGCTGTCTCATTGACCTACCTTCCCTACAAATTTAGCTATGTGATTTACAAATGGCAACAGACTTATCGCCATCAAAAGATTAACACCAGTGTGTATCATGGCTATGCGTAATGTGTCACCTCTTGGCATACCGTCAGACACTAGCAGCCCTGCCAACCAGATCGTACCTGTCGTACCTATGTTAGCCCCAAGCACAGCAGCCACAGCAGAAGGTAACGGTAGTACACCTGATGCAACCAATGCAATGATAGCCGTAGTGGATAGGCTACTACTCTGCCATGCCAGTGTCATAACGATTGACCCAAAGAACATATAGATTGGGTTGCCCAAAAACCAAGTCAAGTGGTCTATGTTACCCATAGATTTCATACCCCCACTAAACATTTTTAGTCCCA